ATCATATGCAAAAAATATATTGAATTATTACGGAAGATATGCTGAAACCAATCACTTTGGTGCAAATGCTACAAGTAATTATTTTGGTAGTTCATCAACAACATCATATTATAGAGGTAATACAATTTATTTAGGTGATTTACAAGCACATCCTGTATATATGCAAGGCAGTACTTCATATAAAGTTGTAGGAACAACTACTGGACATAATACAAAAGTCCATGTAGCAAGTTCACAACCAAGTAATATGTCAGTTGGAGATATATGGTTTAAGATACCGTCATAATAAAGGAGGTTGATTTTTATGGCATACTGGTCGGATTCCGGAATAAGAGCAACCTCATTTGCTGGTGGTAGTGGAACATCTAGTAGTCCATACTTAATATCCACTCCAGCTCAACTTGGTTATTTATCTTATTTGATAAATAGTAGCACCTCATCATCATATAAAAGTAAATATTATAAAGTTACTGCAAATCTTGATATGTCTGATAATAAATGGATTCCTATAGGATATGCTTCTAGTGGCTATTCATTTACTGGTACATTTGACGGGGATGGATATTGGATAAATTATCTGACTGTAGAAGGATCATACTCCGGAGCAGGTTTATTTGGATATATCTCATCGTCATGTAATATAAAGAATATTA